AAATATTTAATAAAGTAAGAAATGATTTCCTTATTGGCGGACGAGGATTAGCAAGGGTTATTTATGAAGCTCCAGAAATCTACGAGATAGAAGAAGAGGTTGTCGATCCTGATTCAGGAGATGTTGTAATGGACGCAAGAGAAGAAATCGATAACGAGACCAAGCGAGTAAAGATTGAATATATAAACTGGGAAGATTTTAGACTATCTGGAGAAAACACTTGGGAAGAATGTAGATGGGTTGCATTTAGACACAAAATGAATCGAAAACAATTAGTTGATGAGTTTGGTGAGATAGGGAATGAGGTCCAATTAAATTATTGTTCGTTATCAAATCCTAATGAATCTAAAAACTATGAGGATGATTCATTTAAATTAGCTGAAGTTTGGGAAATATGGGACAAAGAGACCAAAAGAGTAATATTTGTATCATCTGGTTTGAATGGAAAGATATTAAAAGATGAAGACGATGGTTATGGTTTAGAAGATTTTTTCCCAATCCCTAAGCCACTAGGGAGTGATTCAGATCCTTGTTCACTTATTCCTATTCCTCTCTACAGATTTTATAAAGCTCAAGCAGCGGAATTAAATAGAATTGAAGAAAGATTAAAATCACTTACTGAGCAATGTAAGTTTACTGGTGTTTACGCCTCAATTGTTGAAGGTAATGATATAAATAGCTTCCTTAATGGTGAGGATGGGAATTTTGACCCAGCCAAGATCCAGCCGGGAACGAGTATTAAAGATGCTATCTTTACTAAACCATTGATTGAAATTGTAACTACTATAAGACAATTAAGAGAAGAAAAAAACGCCATTATTCAAAATATTAGAGATATTACTGGTATTAGTGATATTGTCAGAGGGACAACGATGGCAAGCGAGACCGCAACCGCTCAAAGGTTAAAGGGTGATTTTGCTATATCAAGGATTCAGCCACTTCAGAAGGAAGTTGAATACTTCATAAGAGATTTAATTAGATTAGAAGTTGAGCTAGTGGTTGAAAACTATGAAGTTGAAGAATTAGCGCAAATTACAGGTTTAAAAATTGTTGATATTAATCTAATTGAACAACAAGCAAGATCAAAACAAGAGCCTTTACTTATTGAGGCATTAGATCAAATTGATCCCGATACCCCTGAGGGTCAACAGCAAATCCAGCAATTAAAAGAACAGGCAGAACTGGGAATACAAAAAACATTAGAGCCTTATCTAAAGGAGTTGAAGGGTTTTTCTGCAACTCCAGAACAATTACAAGAAATAAGTATCTTAATGAAAGATGATAAATTGCGCTCATTTAAGATTGATATCGAGACTGATTCTACCGTTAGAATTGATCAAAACCAACATAAGGCAGACATGTTAGAATATATCCAGTCAATAGCTGCATTTTCTAGTCAGATGCTTCCAGTCTTAAATACAGGCATTATTAATAAACCCGCATTTAATGAGATGTTAGCAAGTGTTAGCAAAGCATTTAAAGTTGGGCGCAATCTTGAGGGTTTCTTGTTAGATCAAGAAGAAGAGCCAAAAGGTCCAACTCTTGAAGAGCAATTGGCGCAAGCAGATAATCAAAGAAAAGACCAAGAGCTCGAATTAAAATCTAAGGAAGTTGATATTAAACAGCAGGAAGTAAATATTAAAAAAGCTCAAGTAAAACAAAATCAAATTCAGTTTGAAGACAAGATTGAGTTTGAAGATGTGAACAAAGCAGCCGATAGGGAAGCTAGAACTTTTCAAGAGTTAGTTGACACTAGAACTGAAAGAGTAAATGAGCAAATAAGGGAGAGTTATTAATGAAAGATTTAAATGATCCAGAATTAATTAAATTCATGAGAGCTGTAACTTGTGGCGGAAGTGACTTAAAAACCCCAGAGGCAAAAGCTGAATACAAAAGCAAGAAAAAACAAGGAGAAGATTTAACTGTTGATGGCTATATTAATAAACATGGAGGCATTGAGAGTTCAATTGACGGGAGCGTCCACACAACTAAACACTCCTATTTAGAGCATATTAAGGCAAGCGGTTGCCACATTAAAGATTACTAATGGCTACAAATCAAGAAGGAAGACACGCAGCATTTAGAGCAATAAGCGGAACAAGTGGTACCTATAATGAAGATGCTTTGGCCGCAATGATTGCAGAAGGAGGATCGGGAGATTCTTTTAATGGGGTTATGATTAGCTGGCTACAAATAAGAACATCTTCAAGCGAAACCAATTTAGAAGACTTAATGAATTTGTTTGCATCTGACGAAGGCTTTAATAGTTGGGATGAGATGAATACATTTTCAGCAATACCTTAATAAATATTATTTATGGCAAATACATTAAACGAAGTAGCGTACGATTTTTATAAAAACGGCATAAGAGCAGGCACGGACGACGGTGGAAGTGCGACTTTAAAAGCAACCGCAGAAGGACACCTTGAAGTTGCTGTACACTCCCCACGCCTTCCTTTCGGTTCTATCCACACAGAAAGCCTAGAGCCAGAATTTCAAGTTGACGCTGTTTATGATATAAACCCTGAGCAGATGATTAAAACAACTGGGATTAATGTTCCCGGCACAACCTCTGCAACTATTACAGGATCAAATAACCTTTTTAAATGCTCAACTGGAACGACTGCCTATTCCTTCTCATCTCTACAAACTAGAGAAAGATTAAGATACAGACCAGGACAAGGAGCAGTGGCAAGATTTACAGCTTTATTTAGCGAGCCTGCTGCCAGCTCAATTTTAGTTTCTGGCGTTGGAACTGCTGAGTCAGGTTTTTATTTTGGTTATAATGGCACTTCCTTTGGTATTCTTCATTCAACAGGAGGAGTAAGAGAAATCCAAACCTTAACCATAACAACAGGCTCAACAGCGACTAATGATTATGAAGTTACTCTTGGCGGAACTACTTTTAACGTAACTGCTACTAATAACGGAAGCACAACTAAAACAGCCTATGAAATAGCACAAGGCACTTATACAGGCTGGACAGCGGAGCAAAGAGGAAATACAATTATTTTCTTGGCAGCTTCAGTAGGCAATAAAACTGGAACTTTCTCACTTGCTCAAACAGGGGCGGCAACTCCTGCCGCTGGTTCTTTTGCTGAAACTTTGGCTGGCGTTGCTTCTACTGATACTTGGATTCCACAATCAAGCTGGAATGGTGATAAACTGGATGGAACAGGGCCAAGTGGAATTACTCTTGACCCACAAACAGGTAATGTATTCCAAATACAAATTCAATATTTAGGCTTTGGCGCTGTTACTTTTCAAGTTGAGGGGGCTTCTGCTGGTAATAATCCAGACTTTGTTACAGCTCATTCGATTAATTTCCCTAACTCACAAACAACAACAAGTATTACGCAACCATCTTTTCCTTATACAATGTCAGCTTATTCGGCAGGAAGTACGACAGATGTTTATGTTGCAACCGCTTCTTGTGCCGGATTTATTGAGGGTAAGAAAAAGCTTACAGGACCAAGAATGACATATAATAGAGAAACGAGCGGATTTGTTGGCTCAACAGCTTCTACTTATTATCCGTTGTTTACATTTAGAAATGATTTAATTCATGGACATAATGGAACTGAAAGAGCTAATCAATCAGTAGTAAATATTTTGTCAATGTCTTGTTCTCATGACGATGCAACGCCAATAGGATTTTATTTGATTAAAAACGCAACACTTGCAGGAACTCCAGATTTTCAAGAGTTCTCAACAGAATCTTGCACTTATTGGGATACAGCAGCCACAACTTGCACAATTGACGCCAACGAACAATTAATAACTTCTTTACAAACAGGACAAGCAAGCGGCGAAACTTTATCATTTCCAGATGATTTAAAGATTATGCCAGGTGAAACAGTAACACTAGCCGCAAGAGCCGTAACGGGGAGCGCAACTTATGTTAATGCTTCATTAAATACCAGGGAGGATCAATAACTATTATAAATTAGTCCATAATATTTTGAAAAAATGCAATTTTTTTAGTTGACAAGCGCAACAGTAGTATTATAAAGGGATGGGTTAAGATAAATTGTAAGGTTGGTTCGGCATAAATCAATCTTACTTTATCTTGACGTTTGATTTATCTTAACACGATATAAATCAAAAATAATATTTATGGGAATTGAAACCAATCCGATAGAGAATGAAGCTAATGATATTTTAGCTGAAAGCGTAAATTCATTTTTTGGAGAAGAAGTAAAAGAAGATGATTCTACTGAAGAAGTAGAAGAAGAAGATAATAATTCAGAAGACGGTTCTGAAAAAGATGAAGATGAATCAAGTGACGATTCTGAAGAAGATGATTCTACTGAAGAAGTAGAAGAAGAAGAAGAAATAGACGAAGAGGAAGTTGATACCGCTGAAAATCTTAAAGGGATTTTTAGTAAAGAATATATCAAGTTGCTTGAGTCAATTAGTGATCCAAAATTAAAACTAGATCTTATCGATGCGGGCAAAAAACAGCGTGCAGATTTAGATAGGAAAAGGTCGGAATTAGGAGAGCATAAAAAGTTAGTTGATACTTTAGAGGAAACTATTAAAGCTACTAATTTACCATATAATAGGCATCAATACGCCGATTATGTGAAAAATTTAGTTAGTTTTGACGCTTTATTCTCTAAAAACCCAACGCTTGCATTAGAAAGCTTGGCTAAAACAGCTAATTTAGATTTAACAAAACTTGGCAAACCTGCTCAAAACGATAATCAAGATGACGATTTTGAAGATTATCGAACCCCAGAGGAGATCAAAAGAGACCAAGAAATTGAGACATTAAAACAAGAGCTTAATTTAATTAAGAATCAAAAACAACAAGAAGAGCAATTAACAGCAAGGCAGGAAATAGAAAATTTCTCAAACGCTGTTGATTCTGAGGGTAATTTGAAATATCCACACTTTGACAAAGTGCGTAAGATGATGGGAATATTCTTTAATGATCCAGAGTCAAATATTACGCTAGAACAAGCTTATCAAAAGGCCGTTAGGTTAGATGATGAATTGTTTGAACAAGAAAAGTTGAGTATTGCAAAGAAAGTTGAACTTAAGAGAAAAGCAGAAATTGAGAAGGCTAAAAAACTCCGCAATCAATCTGTTAGATCTTCTAAGGTTAGCGCAAAAACCTACAACCCAGATGTTGCTCTCGAAAAAATTGTTGGAGATTTTTTTGGTTAATTAAACTTTTTAATGTCTATTAAAAATATACTTTAATAGGTAATTAAAATGACAAATCCAAATATTTCACAATTAATTACTACTACTTTGGAATCACAAGTTCCTAAATTAGTAGATAACGTATTAAATAACCACCCTCTTTTAATGAAAATGAAAGAAAAAGGTAACGTAAAAAAGTTATCTGGTGGTAATGCAATAAGAGAATCACTTGCTTACGCTTCTAATACAACTGTTCAATCTCAAGGCGAGTACGATACTTTCGACACTACTCCTCAAGATGTATTAACTTCAGCTGATTTTGATTTCAAAATCATCACTGGTACTTCTACAATGACCGACTTAGAACTTAAGCAGAATGCTGGCAAAGAAAGAATTATTGACCTTATGAAAGGTAAAAGAGATGTTCTTATGTCTTCATTGAAAAATGAATTAGGTTCTCAAATCTATGGCGACGGTACTGGAAACGGTTCTAAAGACATCGGAGGTTTACAGCTTTTGATTGCTGATGATCCAACTACTGGAACTGTTGGCGGCATTAATAGAGCTAACTATTCTTTCTGGAGAAACCAATTGTGGGATTTTTCAGTAGAATCAGTCACAGCTTCTGCTACAACTATCCAAAACGCAATGAATACTCTTTACATTCGTTGTCAAGTTCAAGCAGGCGAATTACCAGATCTAATTGCTGCGGATGCAACTTACTTTAGTTTCTACGAAGATTCTCTTCAAACTATTCAGAGAATTACTGATCCAAAAATCGGTCAATTAGGTTTTGCGACTATTAAGTATAAAAATGCTGATGTGTTCTACGATCCAGAGTGTCCAGCGTCTCATATGTACTTTATTAACTCAAATCATGTGTTCCTAAAATACTTAGGTAAAGACTTATTTGAAGTTATGGAAACTACTAGACCAGTTAATCAAGGCGTTTATGTAACTCCAGTTGTATTTACTGGTAACATGACTACTACTAACTCTAGGGTCCAAGGCGTAATGATCGCTTAATATTAACTTAAATAAGAAATTAAATATGTCTGATTATAAAAACGTAGGTTCTCAAATTTACAATCAAGCGATTGATGAGAATTCTACAACTCAAAATGCTCCTTTAGGAACAATTATCCAGGCTAATGACAGTGCAAGCACTGCCTACGGCTCTGGTGAGTTTATCTACCTAAAAGGTGTTGCATCAACTGCTGTTGGTTCTTGGGTAACTTACAACGCTGATGACAACTCAACTGCTCTTTTAGCTGCAAATGCTATTGGCCCAGTTGCTGTTGCAATGTCAGCTTCTGTTGCTGGTGAATATGGCTGGTATCAAATAAGTGGTAAAGCAGTCGGTAAGGCTCTTGCTTCTTATGCTGACAATGGCCTTGTTTACGCAACTGCTACCGCAGGATCTATTGATGATGCTGTTGTTGCTGGTGACAGAGTTAAATTAGCAAAAGGTGCGTCTGCAGTAGACACCCCTTCAACTGGTTTAGCTGAGTTTGAAATTCAACGTCCATTCATGGATGATGGAACTGCTGCTTAATGTAGCTTTGAGGGGGCCTAAAAACCCCCTCTTTTATTAATTAAAATAAAAATGATATGAGTATTGTTTCTGATATTACGAATCCACAAGAACAATTAATTAATTACGCTGGGACCTTAGTAGGTTTTTATGACGTAGTTAGAGAGACTAAAGATGGCCCAAAAGAATTGCTTTATATCTACAAAAAAGCATCTAATGACAAATTTACTATTGTTAAAAGAAAGTGCAATGAAGCTTTTAAGATTAAAGAAAGAGATGGCAGTATTATCTTTAGGGATGAGAAGGTTCTTTATAGAAGAGCGTATAATAGATATTTAGAGATTAAGAAGAATGGTGGTTTTTCTGATCCAGAAAAAGATATTTTAAAAGCAAGAATTGCTGAACTAGAAGCGGCTTCAATTAGGCCAGCTAAAAAAATAGAAAAAAAAGAAAAAAAAAGTATTTCTGATCTAGAAATTGAATTTAAAAAAGAGGAAATTAAAGAGTAATGAGTTTATTGACTATTGCACAAGATATATTAAAAGAGACTAAAGCAGCTACAATACCTAGTACCATTATCGGTAATAATCAGGATTCGGCAAAACAAGTTTTACAAGCTCTTAAAATAGCAACAGTCAATATCTCTCGCTCTTTTGATTGGCAAGAATTACAAAAAGAACACACTTTCAACTCAGTCGCCTCAACTCAAGGTTACAATTTACCTAGTGATTTTGATAGAGTTATCGATAATACCTTTTGGAATACCACCAATCAAAGGACAGTTATCGGCCCTACAAGCCCTAAAGATTGGAGAGTGCTAACAAATAGCACAATAACTGGAGCGACTGCAAATGATTACTTTAGAACAAGAGGAGGTCAATTCTTATTATTTCCAACCCCAACCGCTGTTGAGGGTTATGTTCTAGAGTATATTTCTAATTTAATTGTTGAAAGTAGTGGGGGCTCAGGACAAACAGATTGGATAGCGGATTCAGATGTTCCGGTAGTAGATGATTATTTGGTAAGATTAGACGCAACTTGGCGTTTGCTTAAAATGCAAGGTAAACCATATGCAGAAGAGCAAAGGGAGTTAGAATTAGCGTTAGCTGAAAGGATTTCTAGAAATGGAGGTAGGGAAAGTGTTTACCACTCCTCAGACACTGGACTTGATAAATCAAGGATTGGTTATCCTGCATTGATAACCGCTCCTTAACCAATAGGTTATGGTTTTATATCTACAAAGACAATATCAAGGATTAGCTCAAGAAAGGAATGGTCAGGCTTTGTGTCAGAACGTACCTTCTCCTTATGGTGGATTGAATACCAAAGACGCACTAAGTGCGATGAAGATGAACGATGCAAGTATGATGAAAAACTGGATACCATCTCAAGGGTCAGTTGTTACAAGAAAAGGATATACTGAATACGCTACCGGATTGACTGGAAATGTTGAAACTTTAGCAGAATTTAACGCTGGCAGCACTAGAAAATTTCTTTGCGCAAATAGTGATGAAATAAATGACGTTACAAATTCAGCTAGTATTAGCAATCTAGGATCTGGTTTTACTAACGCAAGATGGCAGTATGTTAATTTTAATGGCAGTATGTTACTTGTAAATGGAGCGGACACACCACAAGTATTTAATGGAACAGCTTTAAGTAATAGTACCATTTCTGGCCCCACAGTAGCTAATTTAATTGGTTTAAATGTTCATAAAAGCAGAGTATATGCTTGGGAGAGTGATTCTCAAAGCTTTTGGTATGGCGCAACTAATGCAATAGGGGGCACTTTTACAGAATTTCCGCTCTCAAGAATAAGTAAGCTTGGTGGTAATTTAGTTGCAATGGCTACTTGGAATCACGATGGCGGAGATGGTGTTGATGATTATGCTTTATTTATAATGTCTAGTGGCGAAGCAATTCTTTACGATGGAAGCGACCCCGGAGATGCTACTAATTGGAATTTGATCGGAACATATAGAATTGGATCTCCAATTAGCACAAGAGGAATAAAAAAAGTTGCTGGCGATGTAGTTATAATAACTGATCAAGATTTTGTCTTTTTCTCTCAAGTGTTTAAATCTGGCGGCCTTATTACTTCACAGCATAATTTATCTGGAGCAGCGATTGAATCAGTGCAGAGTTATCGTTCAAATTATGGATGGGAGGTTGCGATGCACCCTCAAAACTCAACAGGTTCTTGGTTATTGTTTAATGTTCCTGTTGCAACAAATACTACTTACAAACAATACGGAATAAACACAATAACTGGCGCAGCTTTTGAGCTCTCAAATATGAATGCTAGAACATGGGGGCTTTATGATAATAATCTATATTTTGGTGAGTCAACTAAGATTATGAAGGCGGATAGCGGTTTGAATGATGATGGGGATTATATTGAATGTGATGTTCAGGCTGCTTTTAGCGACTTAGGAAGTCCAAAAGAAAAAGTAATGAATAGCTTTAGAAATGTAATTAAAGTAGATGGAAATGTTGTTTTAAATACAACAGTTAGTTTTGATTATGGTCAAAATAGCGTAACTCAAGATGTAAGTAGCACTTCAAGCGGAACTCCTTGGGGAAGTCCTTGGGGAAGTCCTTGGAGTCCTTTAAGTGCAATTAGAAGAAATTTAGTAATTTCGTCAGGCGAAGGGGTTTCCCTTGGAATGAGGATAAAAGTAAGTTTAAAAGGTCAGCAACTGTTTTGGTACAGAACTGATTATAGTGTCAACGTAAATAATGTAATATAATGGGTATCGGAAGTTCTTTAAGAAAAGGTTTTGGTGGGGGATTAGGTGGACTCGGTGGAGCTGGTGGTTTTTTTGTTGGTGGTATTCCCGGAGCTATTGCTGGTAAGGCGGTTGGAAAAGAATTGCAATCCTTCTTAACTCCAGAGCAAACAAGTAAGCTTGCGGAAGGGCCTCAAGAGCAATTAACAGCAGCTAACGTCTTTTCAAAACTCACGCCAGAACAGCAAAAAGATATGCTAATAAACAATCCTAATATTGTAACTGCACAAGGTAAGCAATTTTATGATCCATTAACTAATACTATTAAGCTTGAGGAATCAGAGTTTCAGTCTGGCCAAAGAGGTCGCCAAGAACAATTAGCAGCAGAACTTTCTGGCCAATTAACTGGCCAAACTTTACCAGGCACAGATCCGGCGTCTCGTTTTGAATCTGGAAGAGAGCTTCTAAAGCCAGCTTTTGAAGAGGAGAGATCAAGGCTTGAACAACAATTAGCTGATCAAGGCATTCCAAGAGGAAGTGAAGCTTTTGCAAAAGAATTAAACAGATTAGAGCAATCTCAAGGAACCCGTTTACAATCCGTAGCTCGCGAAAGTGTTGCAACAAGCGAAGCTCAAAGAGCGGCTAGATTTAATGAAATATCTTCTTTACTTGGTCAACAGCAGGTAGGCGGTACTGGTTTCGGAGATTTCAACGCACAATTTCAAGGATCTGATGTCTTAGGTTATTCATTGGGTCAACAAAACTTAGCGCAACAAGCTTATCAAGCTAAGAAAGATAGAGATGCTCAAAAGAGGCAGGCTCTCGTTGGTGGATTAGGTCAATTAGGAGGTTCTGCTATTGGCTTATTATCAGACAAAACCCTAAAAGAAAATATTAAAGAAGTAGGGAAATCAAAATCTGGTTTGACAATTTATCATTTTGATTATATTAATAAAGAGCACGGCGAGGGTCGTTTTGAAGGTGTAATGGCGCAGGATCTATTAGAATCAAATCCGCAGGCGATTATCCATCTTGGAGATAAATTAGCAGTCGATTATGATAAAATCGATGTAGATTTCAGGAGGATAGTATAATGGCGGTAAATAGAGAGTTATTACAACAAGAGCTTCAAAGAGCAAGATCGGTTTCTGACGCAGCTACTAGCGGTCAAGGTTTTGATCCAAGAGGAGGTTATGGTGTTTTAGCCACCCAATTAGCAACAGCTGGAGTTGGCGCTTATGCACAAAATAAAGCTAAAAAAGCCTTATTAGAAGAAGACCAGGCAAATCAACAAGCTTTCGCTCAACAATTTCCACAATATGCGACTTTAGCTCCTAATCTTTCAAGAGAGGCAAGGGATGCTATAACTATTAAATCCATTGGGGCTAATATTGAGGCTCAGAATAAAGCTCCAAGCTTTACAATCAGAGATACTAAACAAGGCGTTGTTAGAATTAATCCAGCTACCGGGGAAGCATTCCCGATAAGTATTGGTGGCGAGGTAGCTTTACCAACTCAAAAAGGAACAAATATTGACTTAGGGAAGCAAGAAACATCTTTCGAAAAAGAAACAGGTAAAAAGAAAGCTGAGCAATTAAATCAAATAATTGAATCAGGAGATAATGCTTTTAAGTTTGATACTAACTTAGATGAGATAGAAAAAGCTTTAAATGAAGGTGCTTTTGTTGGCCCAGGAGCAACAAAAGTTGCTGCTGTAAACGAAATTTCTGCCGCATTAGGGCTTCCTGCTGACCTAGATAAAGCAGCAAATACCAGAGTTATTGAGCAAAGGATAGGGGATTTAACGCTCCAAGCAACCGGAAAGCTTAAGGGCGCTATTTCTGAAAAAGAATTAGACTTAGCCAAAAAGACAGTTGCTGACATAGGAACATCTGAAGTTGCCAACAGAAAGGCAATTGCTGTCTTAAGAAGACTAAATTCTTATGATCAAGGATTATCAGATATAGCATCAGGTCTTGAGCAAGAAGGTAAGTTTACTACAGACTTTAGAAAAGCTAGGAAATCTTATAATAAACAATTTAGAGAGGAGTTGAGAGACTTAATTAAACAAACTCCTCAGGAGCAAGTCAAACAAGAAGGACAGCCTCCTGAAAGTGGTTTTAAAATCATAAGTGTAGAGTAAATGCCAATAGCAACGATTCAATTACCAAA